ACGACGCGAACGGGATCGCGGTCGGGAACCACTGCGGCATCGTCGCCGCCGTCACGCCGTACTCGTTCGCCGCCATCGCCGCCTCCTGCTACTTGCTCGGCTTTGCCTCGACCGGCTTCCTTGCCGTCTTCGCCCGCCGCGCCTCGGCCTCCGGCGAGCCCGGCTTCACGAAGCCCTTCGCCTCGAGCCGGTGGATCGCGAGCACGCGCCCCTCGTCGCCGTCCTTGCCGTCGGCGAACCGCGGCCCGTACGGGATCCGGCAGAGGTTGCCGCCCTTGTCGACCATCTCGACGTAGGACTGCTGGCTGAGGTTAATGCCCTGCATCGGCTTCGCCATCTCTTCCTCCTGTGCGAGCGGCCCGGCCGCGTGACCGGGCCGCTCAGGTCCTGCTCGCCGTCGACTACAGCGCGGCCTTGCTCAGGATCGCGACGCCGTAGGCGTCCACGAGCTCGGCCACGCCGTACGCCGAGGTCGTCACGATCTCGGTCGCGCGGCCCGCGGCCCGGCGCTCGAGCTCCGTGCGCGCCGGCCAGAGCTCGGCCATGCCGAGCGCCTCGCCGACCGAGAACATCGCGCCCTTGTAGTCGGCCGCCGCGTTCGCCGTGTCGACGTTCGTGTCGGCGAAGAAGTCGACGCCCATGAAGTTGGCGACGAAGGCGCCCGGCTTCACGGAGAGGTCCGGCGCGTACTTGTTCAGGTACGTCGCCGTCGAGCCCGAGGCGCCCACCAGCAGCGTCCGCAGGTCGAGGATCTGCCGGGGGTGCAGCACCGCCGCGTACGGCCGGGGCGCGTTCGCCGCCTCGAGCGTGTAGATGGCGGTCATGATCGTGTCGAGCGTCAGCTCGACGCCGGTCGACCCCGCCACCGTCGAGAAGCCCGCGAGCAGCGCGCACAGGTCGTCGTCGATCTTGTCCGACAGCGCCCGCGCCGCCTGCATCGCGTACTCGTTGAGGTCCGCGATGCCCGCCGCCTGCAGCATGTCCGTCACGTCGAGGAACACGCCGACCTCGGACGCCGTGATCGTCACGCCGTCCGTCGACAGCGCCGTCGACGTCAGGTCCGTGCCCTCGTTCACCGCCGCCGCGGAGAGCGAGCCCCACTTCGCGAACTGCGCGACCTTCGTGTTGAGCCCGACCAGGCTCCTGCGCTTCACGAGCGCCGCCATCACCGCCTGCGCGCGCGCGTACTCGATGATCTGCTGGTCGATCGCCTGCGACAGCGTGAGGTCGTTCGCCGTCGTGAGAGTCGTTGCCGCCATGTCCGTCCGTGCCTTTCAGCCCGTCAGGTGCGCCGACCGATCTGTGCGTGCGCGAGGAGCTCGCGCCGCTGCTCGACGGTCATCGCCTTGATGTCTTCGCTCGAGAGATCTGCGCCGGAGACCGGGGCCCTCGGCGCGAGCGGGCTTCGCGCGCCGGGGGCAGGCTTCGGCGGGGGAATAGGTGCTCCGGCGGACAGCTTCGCGAACGTCTTGAGCAGCTTCACCTGCGCCAGCGGGTCCAGCCCGGCGATCGACTCCTCGGCTGCGGATCGCGCGGACTCGGGGAGCGACGCGAGCATCTCGGCCGCGGTCGAACTGACGTAGCCCGTCAGCGACTCGGCCTTGCCCTTGTAGCCCTCGAACTCGGCGACCTGCTTGCGGAGCTTCTCGATCTCGGACAGCTCGGCATCCTTCGCCGCCTGCGCCGCCTGCCGCATCTGCTCGAGCTCCCGCTTGGCCTCCTGCGCTTCGCGCTTGAGGCGACGGATCTCGGCCGGATGCAGCGACGGCTCTGCGGCCTCGGGCGCGCTGGCCTCCGGGGCGGGTGCTGCTGGTGCGGTGGGTGGCTGCTGCGGAACGTCGGCCATGCTGCCCTCTCTCGGGGTTCGGGCCCCCGGTGGCCCCTCGGCTCTCGCCGGATGAGTACATCCTACCCTAAGTCGGCTCGGCTAGTACACCGACTCCGGCACCAGCCGGAACGTGCCGGTGTGCGTGCGGTACGTGACGCCGGACTTCACGACCTCGACGTCGTAGACGAACACGCCCGGCCCCTGCGGCGTCCGCGCGTGCGACGCCCCAGACGCCGCAGTCGACGCAGCCGTCAGGCTCAGGTTGAAAGTTCCCGACGCAGCGACCACGACCGTCGCCGTGAGCTCGAACCAGAGCGAGCCGAGCGGAGCCTCGCGCACGTGCGCCGTGATCGTCGCCCCGGTGAGGTTCAGCGCCGAGCCGCCCGCGTACGCGGTTAGCGTCGGGCTCTCGAAGTCGGCGCCCTGGTAGCAGGTGAGGTGCTGCATGATCGGCGGCGTCGTCGCGCTCATCGCGGGACCTCGGAGTGCATGATCTTGCAGACGTGTTCGATGCTGCTCATCCGAGCCGAGAGAGCGTTCATCTGCCGCACCTCGTCGCGCATGGAGCGAATGCTCTCCTCCATCGAGTCGAGCCGGCGAAGTTGCGCGACCGTGTACCGCGCCGCGAGCGTCACCAGCGCCGAGCCGAGCACCGCGACGAGCGCGAGCAGTCCGCCGACCGCGACGCTCCACGCCCACGGAGGGATGACCTCCGCGTCCGCCGGTCCGGGCATCTGTGCCTGAGCAGTCGTGCCCGCAGCAAGCACCAGCAGCGCGGAGACGAGCGGGATGGCGACGAGCCAGTGGGTCATCGTCCGCACCTCACGGGGGTCGTGTCGAACTTCCGCCACCACTCGTCGTCAGCGTGCTCCGCGTCCGAGTCCCCGCGCCAACGCCACCGCGCGAGGTGGCCGAGCTCGTGCCGGATGACAGACTCCGCGAGTTGCTCCCCATCGCCCGGAGGACCGACGTAGATCGTCCCCGCCCCGTCTTCGTCGTCGTAGTCCGGGTGCCAGCAGCCCGCGACCGTCGGCTGGAGGCACCAGCCCTGCAACTCGGCCTGCGTCGCCACGATGACCACGCGCGCATCCCGCAGCAGCCGAGGGTCGGGCGATGCCTCGCTCGCGTCGTACACCGCGCGCGCGAACGCTCGCACCGGGCGCGGCCCCTCGTCGGGCCACACCACAGTCGCGCCGAGGATCTCCTCGCCCTGCCACGAGGGAGAGCAGGCGCAGAGGAGCGCGACGCCGATGGCAGGAAGGCGGCGCAGGTCAGCCGCCGTAGCCGTAGACGACCCACTGAATCGACGGGCCGACGGGAGCCACCGAGTACGAACGCGTAATCCTGACGTATCTCGCCAGAAAGACTGAGTACGCACGGATATGACTGTTCGTCGACATGATTGTCGTCACAGCGAACGGGAACCGAGCGCCCATCCCGATGGTGACGAAATGCGACAACGTCGGCGTCGCAATCGTCGTCGTGCTCATATCACTTGACGTTGCCGCATACGTGTCGTCGATATATCCCGGCGCACTGAACACGAGATTCGCCCCGGTCGTCACCCCCACGCGCGCCGTGAACACCAACGAATCGCACCACGCAGGGACGGAGACATCGGTGATCACCGTCGACGCCGTCGCCGTCGTCGTGTCCGTCCCGCTCGCGAGCAGCTCGACGCGGGAGCCGAGCCCTTTCACGTTACCCATTGGTCGCTCCTGCGACGGGCGCGCCCGTCGGTCCTGCGCCGACGATGCGGCGCGCCACTTCCTCGGTGATCGGGAACCCTGCCGTGATGAGCGCGACCGCCGACTCCGGCGAGATGCGCCCCGCGGCCGCAGCCTCGACGACGCCCTGCAGCGCAGTGATCTGCGCGCCGTTCAGCGAGCCGCCGTTTCCCGTCTCGCGCGAGGCGATCTCCTCGCGAGCCGCCGCCTCGGTCACGCCGCGCTCCTCGGCAAGCACCTGCACCAGCGTCTTCGTGCCGAGTTCGATCTCTGCGCGGTAGCGGCCGAGGCGCGCCTTGCGCACCTCCTCCTGCTCGACCGGCGACAGCAGCGACGCATCCGTGCGCAGCTCGACCGTGAACTGAGCCGACTCGGAGATCTTCTCCGCGTGGTTCCAGTTCCACGCCCAGCGGTACATCTCCGCGAGCGCGTGCTCGGCCTCGACGAGGAACGGCTTGAGCCTGTCGCGCCGCTCCGTCAGCGGTTGCCGCTTCACCGCTCGAGCGAGGCCGGACGGCGGCGCCTGCCCAGCGTTGCCGAGCACGTCCTCGACGAGCAGCCCGTACATCGCCACCGTCTGGCCAAGCTCCATCTTCAGCGTGCCGGCGTTGCCTCCGAGGTCCGCATTGAGCGAGAGCGTCGTTGCCGTCGCGCCGTCGGGGAGCTGCCAGAGCGACGCAGGATCGAGCGTCTGAGGAGGCTCGAACTTGTCGCCCTCCCGGATGCCGGAGATCACCGGCTGCGGGAAGCCCGAGTAGTGCCGCGCGTGCTTGAGCGCGCTCCACCCGGCCTTGTACTGCACATCCGCGTTGACCAGGTCCTCGCCCGTCTCGGTGTCCCAGAACCGATCGGCGCGGAGCCCTGCATGCAGCCCGACGAACGGCAGCAGGCCATACGGGTTCGCCGTCGACTCCATGCCCTCCGCGAGACGCACCTCGCCGCGCTTCCGCGTCCGCACGTAGTGCTCGGTCGGCGTCCACACCACATCCACCGTCTCGCCGTTCGGCAGCAGCGACGGATACATGACCGCGAACGGCTGATCCGGGGCGTCGTGGTACGGCACCACCGTGATCTCGTGCGGGCGGAACAGCCGGATCGTCGGCGCGTCGTCGGGCGTCCGCCCCGGCAGCACGTGCAGAACCGCGTCGTTCAACGCGAAGAGCGCGAGCGTCGCCTCCTGCATCCAGAGATCGAACGAGACGACGTCGCGCTCGATGCGGGCGTACACCTGGTCCGGCTCGCCGGCGGCGTCGACGAACGCGCGCTTCGCCCCCGGGAAGCGTGCGATCTCCTCGCAGATGTAGCGGAACGGCTGCGCCGACGTGTCCGCGAGGATCGAGACCTTCGCCGCGTTCTCCGCGTTGCGGAACATGCTCCGCACCTCGGCGACCACGGCGGCCTTGCTGTCGCCGCAGAGCAACAGGTGGCGGCGCGCGAAGCGGCGAACGCGCTGCGCCTCCTCGGCGCGGATGCGCTCGAGGTCCTGCGCCTTGATGGTGGCGTCGCTCGCGCTCGCGAACAGCATCGGCCCTCCGCGGCTTAGAGTACCACCTACCCATCCAGCCGGCTAGCACGTCAAGCCGTGAGCGCGCAAGCGCTCAGACCACGCGGAACACGCGCTCCGCGCGGATCGGCCGCACGTACCAGCCGACGTACCCGAGCGCGTCCGGGCCATGGTCGAGCCCGCGCGCCTTGTCGGGCGCGCCGAATCGGCTCCACTCCTGCGATTCGAGGCAGCGGATGAGGTACGTGCAGCTAGGGTCGATACTCAGCCGCGAGCGGCCGTCGCCGGTCTTGATGAGCGCGTGCACCGTGTGGACGCGCTCCCGCACTGCCGGGTTCGCGCGCTCGAGCTTCAGGTTCCATCCGAGCCGTTTCACGATGATGCTGTCGCTCTGCCCGGCCGTGCGCGTGTTCGTCGCGTTGAACGCGGAGCTCGCGTCGCCGCAGATCTTGACCTCGCGCCGCCAGTCCACGCCGCGCGCGTCGAACCAGCGGCCGAGCTGCTCGAGCGCGTGTTCGAGACCGTCGCGCCCGATGATCTCGCCGAACACGTGCAGGCTCTCGCCGTCCGCCTGGCACATGATCATCGTGTAGTGCGCCGCGTTGAAGTCCATCCCGACGAGCCACTCGCGGCCGCGCACTGGCGCACGCGTCGCGAGGTGCCGGTCGCGGCTGAAGTCCTTGTAGATCGCGCCTCGCATCGCGAGGAACTCGGCGCCGTACTCCTGATCGAACGAGTGCCGGTCCAGCGTCGCCATCGCCTCGCGCAGGTTTGCAACGTCGGCGTGCGGCGCTTCCCACGTCGGCGCGCGGATGGCGAGCCACTCCGGCGACTTACAGACGACGTCGAACA